GCCGACGCTGCCAAGCGTATCTTACAGGCCTCATGTGCCTAGCTGAGGTGTATGGTGGGTCGCTGGACGGGGATCGTGTGATTCGGGGAGTGAGTGTGAGCGTAATGGATGCTCCGCTTGCAGAGGACTGCTCTCGCATCGACAGGTGTAAAGTCGATAGCGGGCGCGGGAGTGACAGCGTCAGGCCGTCTAATGGTAAGCAGCGGAGTCAGCAAGTATTCGGGTGACTAAACAGTCGCCTAATCAGTCACTATGGCCGATGAGTTCGTAGCGGCAGCGCCAGAAGAGAAGGCGTTCCGAGTGCAGTGCAAGAGGCTCATGTTGACCTACAAGACGCACGTCGACAAGGAGCAACTGACAGCATTCCTGATGTCACTAGGAGCCGAGACGGTTCACATCGCACACGAGAACGGAACAAGCGATCCTGCGACACCGTACGAGCACACGCACGCGCTCGTAGCGAGAGCGAAGCCATTCGTAACGAGGGACGCAAGACACTTCGACTACGAAGGCATCCACCCACACGTCAAGACCATAAAGAACGATTGCCACTGGTCAAGAGGCCTCAACTACCTAGCGAAGGAGGACCCGGACAACGCAGGCCTGAGACAGAGCAGCATCGTCGATGCGATCTGGAGCAAGCCGACGATGGCCGACGCACTGCGGTCGGCAACAGACTACAACCAGATAATACCTATCACCGTGGCATACGCCCACAAACCAATCGAGCAACCGGAGGACGCAGGACCCGAGCAATGGTACCCATGGCAAGAGGAGGTACTGCTAATGGTCCAAGTCAAGCCAGACGACCGAACAATCCACTGGTACGTGGACAAGGCGGGAGGAAGCGGCAAGTCACGACTGAGTCGCTACATGGCGATAAACGACCATGCGCTAGTCATAAACAACTTCGGGCGGACGACGGACTTCATGACACTAGCACTCAACGCACTGAGGACAGGGTCATGGGACGGACGCGTATTCATAGCCGACCTACCACGCAGTGCCGAGACCAAGAACATATACGAGCCATTGGAAGCCATCAAGGACGGACACATCCAGACGACCAAGTACACAGGCGTGTCGCAGTTCATAGCATCACCACACGTACTAGTGTTCGCTAACTTCGCTCCAAACCAAGCGAAGATGTCGAGCGACAGGTGGCGGATCCACAGGATGCGAGACGACAGCGAGATGACACCGAGAGCATCAACATCGACGTCGAGGACGTGGAAGGGCAAGGAGAGGGACATCGAAGACGAAGAGACCCCTGCGGGTTCAGACGACTAGGCGCGGCCCCTTAACATTAGACGGGGCCGCGCTCGCAAGTCAACTTTTTCCGACGCACAAACTGAATCAACCAAGCATCAACAGCATGTCATGCCGAGGTTCGCCAGGAGGCGAGGACCGTCGAGAAGACGCTATGTGGCGCGCTATCGAAAGGCTAGAAAGGCGCAATCCCCTGCCATTCGCCGAGGGAGACGACGATCTTACCGCCGTTCGCGTGCGGCGAGGAGGAATCAATGGAAGAATCCGATTCCTGAGACAGTGGGCCTTAGACTCACATATCTCGACAACGGATTTGATGGATCGACTACAGCGATCGGAGGCTACCAGACTACGCACAACTTCCGAGGCAACAACATCTACGACCCAGACGAAACAGGGGTCGGAGTGCAGCCCTACGGCTACGACCAGTGGGTCGCCCTCATGGGTACAACCGGCAACTACAACGTCATGGCCAGCAGCATCACCATCAACTACACCGTCGACCACGCCACACCAGTGAGCGAGGTCCGGTGCTACGTCATACCCTACAGGCACACGACCATATCCTACACGGACATGAGCGACCTGAGGATGACCAAGTACTGCCGATGGAAAGTAACAGACACAACGGTCGGAGCGAACCGGAAGAACTGGGTGAAGAACTACATGTCGACACGACGGCTCTTCCGGGAGACCAACCCGAAGGACTACGACTTCGCATCGGCGTTCGGTGGAGCGCCGGGGATACCGTGGTACTGGATAGTCATCTTCGACACAGCCGTACACGGTGAGGCCGCAACGATCTACTACGACTGCAAGATCAAGTACTACGTGCGCATGACACGCATACAAAACATGAACGAGTCGTAAGCGTGCGAGAGGATGAGAAGAGAAGGCGAGAGGTCGGCGAACTTTTTCCAACGAGTGCGCACTGACGCCAGAGGGCAGCGGACGAGTGCACGATGGCATTGATGGAAACCGGAGTCGCCGACGCTGCCAAGCGTATCTTACAGGCCTCATGTGCCTAGCTGAGGTGTATGGTGGGTCGCTGGACGGGGATCGTGTGATTCGGGGAGTGAGTGTGAGCGTAATGGATGCTCCGCTTGC